TACACCTGTATCACTATTACCAATCGTTACTTTACCGATTGTTTTACTTCTTATAATGTCATCAGATTGTACTTTAGCTGTACCATCTCCATTACTTTCTAGTAAGTCACCACCTTCACAAGCACCTGTAACTCTTATTGAACCAATACCTACAGAAGCTACTAAAGGTTTACCATTATTATCATATCTTTGAAGCACACCATAAACTCTTTTATCACCCTCTGTATCTGATACTTTAATCTTAGCGTGGTCTGCTCTTGTCTGACCTTTCTTTGGATGATCTTCTGTGCCACCTTTCCCATCTGGTTGAGAATCAGGATAAACATCAAGTTCATCTATAGTGCTACAAACAGTTCCAATAGCAACATTGTTTGCAATACCAGAACTTTCATGTAAGCCTGAAAAACCATTATAAGAAACTGTTGAACCACTAACTGAGATTGTTCCTTCTTCAGAACTATCTTGCCTAAAACTAACTAAATCTCCATCACCACCTAATCTGTTAAAAAGACCGACTACCCCATTATTTCTAACAAAAACAGCTAAACCATAACTATATAAATCTGTTCCTGCTGTGCTTGTGCTAACTCCACTTTTTCCTATAGATACGTCACCTGTCGATGATATCCTCATGCGTTCAGAATTTCCCTCTACACCTGTATGAAAGCACATTTGTCCACCATTACCATTGCTTTCACTTGATCTTATTACAATAGAAGCATCAACTGTAAAAGCTGAACCACTATCATCAGAGTTTTCAAATTCTATTTCGACATACGCATAATTAGCTTGATTATTTCCATTGCCTGTAAACCTTTGTATTGGAACATTACCAGAAAGATGCAATAATCTATCAGGATTATTTTCTCCAACACCAAGTCTACTTGCTGTTTTTACAAAACTACTACTATCAATAGTTAATGCTAAAGTTGAACTTGCACCATCAGCAGCACCTGTATAAAATTCCATAGCACCATTAGAACCACGAACTTCTAAATCGTTACCCCTAAGTTGAAGATAACCTTGATATTCACCACCATCATTTAACTTTAATGTAGGTGTGGCATCATTACGAATTTCAAGTGTAACACCACCATCTGAACTAGGAGAATCTGTGCCAATCCCAACATTACCATTATTATTAAATGAAGCTATCTCAGTGATGTTGCTACTGCTACCAGTGTTAGAACCATCACCATAAACAATTCCTAATCTTGAGCCATTAGCAACTATAAAGTAATCTTTAGATTGACCTGTATCACTAATAGCAATAGCAGGATTTGAAGTATCTTCTATAAATAAAACAGCCTGTGCATTTGCGTAAGAAATGGGTGCATTAGAATTAATAGCTACTCCATCATATTCGCCATTAACAAAAAAAGCATTTGCATGATTATTACCTTCAACACGAAAGTCTACATCATTGCTATCTTCATTAACTACTGTTTCAGTAGTACCTATTTCAAACCTATTTACTGGATCAGATGTTCCACTTGAAGTATTTAATATTAATCTTGACGGCACTGAATCTGAGTCAGTTCCTGATTGCACTGATAATATCTGTGCTCCAACTCTTAGAGTATTTCCTGTGTCAACCCCAATAAAACTTGCCCTACCTAAAAATTCTCCATCAGCAGTTGCTGTCGGTGTGCCACTAGTGTTAGGAGCTTTTATAAAATTAATAATACCACTATGACCATTTGTTGCTGACCTTGTATTAATTTCAAGTGCAGCATTAGATGAAACTGAGTTTACAGAAGCTGTTCCACCATTTAAAACTTCTGATAAACCATTAGCACCAGATATAGAAACAAAATTACTTCCTCCATCAACAACAAACATTTTTTCTGAGCCATCTGACTCAATACGAAAGTCTAAATCGGTACTACCCTCATTAAAAACTGTTTCTGTTTGTGTAATTCTTACTCTTTCTCTTTCAGAACCACCTGTTAAACTGTGTATGAGAAACGCACTATCTTCTGAACCATTACTAGCATCTACAATTTGTGTGTCTATTCTTGCATAGGTTGTAGCATTGCCTGCGTCATCTTTACCATCAAATGTGATTCTACCAAGGAAATCCGAACTTGCACCTGTTACATTCCTATTTAAATTTAAAATTGGTCCAACATTCGCATCTGTATCTGTAGATTCAAGTGTAACTTGTGCATTATTATCTGCTGTTGTAAAAGTAGCTGTTGTACCTGTTATAGCACCAGAAACAGTCAAAGCTGCTACTGTCGTAGTTCCTGTAAGATCCAAATCAACTAAGGCATCTGTAACAGCTGCTCCTGAACCTGCTCCATCTAAATAAACCATTTTAACAGCACCACTTCCAATAGTAACTGTCGCACCTGATCCTTGTTTAATAATTATATTTTGAGATCCAGAAGTTGCATTTTCAATAATATGAACTCGACTTATCGTGTTAGGCCCAATAGTTATTGTACAAGCAGAATCTAATGTACCTGTGTATTTAATATACATAGCTCTGGCTGCGTCTGCACTACCATCTGCAATTGTTGAACTATGGGTATCAGCATTTGTTGTTATGGCTTCAGTTCCATAACCTAAAGCATCTCCTATTAGTTCTAAGTTTGTATTGGTGACATTACCCCATGTACCAGAGTTGTCACCAGTTGCCATCTCAGATAATCTTAAATCATTTACATAGGTTATAGTCATATCAGTCTATCCTTACTATTGCATTGCTTGCAGTTGCAGCAGGGAACACTATTTTAAATGTTCCACCTGAAACTGTAAAGTCCCCACCAAAATCTAATATTGCTATCGCACCTCTAGAATTTGATGAAGCATCTCCTAATGTTTTATTATATATTAATGCACCTCTTGCTGTAAAAGATGCAGATGTCCATTCTGGATCAGCAGCATCAAATACTCCACTTGTACTATTTTCTGTTACAGCAACACTTGTCAATTGTTTGCCACCTGCTGAATAAGCACTACCAGATGCATTAGTTATTTCATTAGATGTCGTATATCCATCTGTTGACGCATCTAAACTTGCAGAGCTTGTATATAGTGCAATGTAAATATCATCTGTATCTAAATGATGATCACCTAATAACAAATCTTTTTTAAACAATGTGGACATTGCTTGAGTTATAGCCATATTAAATACCTCCGTTGTATTCTGCTGTATAATTTCTTCCCATTTCTTGAGAGAATAATTGTACAGCTTCGTCAAATTTACCTTTATATAATTTTAATGTTTCAGGTGCTTTTAGAAAAGCACTAGCTTCGTAAAGTGCAGCAGATAATAAAACATCTGTTGCATTTGTATCTATCCAAGTATTTGCATTAGTAGAACTTAAACCAACTGGTTTACCAATAAAATCAACTTGAAAAGATAAAGTAGCACTAGGAGTAGGAGCTAAAGTAATTGTGGTTACAGAACCACTTCCAACATCAGCTGCTGTTTTAGTGCTATACATTATCGGAGTTCCAGTTGTACTGGAGTTAGGCCAATAATCTCTTAAATATGAATCAATTCTATGATCTAAATATATAACATTACTACTTGATGTAATAGAAACCTGACGAATCATTCTTATACTTGGTGTACCAGTCGTAGGAGTGTAGTCAGCTTGCCCAACGACAAGTGTACCTGTGAAACTATTCCTAAAACAAGGAAGGTTTGGTAATCTTTGAAATACCATTTCTTCTGCTTGTGCTATGATTACATCTATTGAATCTACAAGCTCTGACGAATCATTTTCTAAATAATTTTGTATATTGGCTTTTAAAGTTGTATAACTCATTTATTGACCCCAAGCTCCATCATTCCAAGCACCTGAACCCCACTCTTGATTAACTGTAACAGATTCTGTACCTACACCACCAGTACCACCAACTCCAGTCTCTGTCAAAGAAACAACGACATTTTCTGTACCTACACCACCAGTTCCTGCAACTCCAGTCTCTGTAATAGATAAATTAAGTGCTTCAACACCAACTGAACCTGCTCCACCACTAGCCGATACCCCAGTGACTTCTACAACAGGTATTTCAACACCTACACCACCAGTACCACCTACACCAGTTTCTGTGATAGATGATTCAAATGCTTCAACACCAACTGCTCCAGTACCACCAACTCCAGTCTCTGTAATACTTAACTCTAGTGATTCTGTGCCAACTGCACCAGTTCCACCTAAACCAGTTTCTATAATAGATGCTAGTGGAGTTTCTGTGCCAACTGCTCCAGTACCACCAACTCCACTTGGCTGTGGAAAACTTCTTATTTCTTCATTATCAACACGATTTGTATTACCATAACCTGCAACACCTACAGTTTTTCTAGTTCTTGGATCTGCAAATGGGTCAAATGTATGTGCAATAAATATAGTAACATTTTCTGCATCTGAACTAGGTCTAGGTTTAAATAATGCAGTAGCATCAATTACGTTTTTAGGTGGTGTCAATTGTGGATGTTTTGCTTCCCATTCATCTGGTGCAACTCTTAATCCATCCCAAGTTGTTTTTAATTGAGTATAAGGAACTCTGTGACCACCTCTGTCACTCATTCCAAAAGATCTTTTACCTTTTGCGTATCTAGGCATTATTCTATTTCCACAGATGAAACACCAATATTACCAAAACATGGTATTCCAATATTTTTTATCTGATTTCTTGTAGAAAATATATTATAATTATATCCAATATTAACTGTAGCAGATTCTGCATCATTATCTGGTCTGGCTTTATACAAGCCAGTTGTGACCTTGATATTTTTAACTGGAGTTAGTTGAGGTTGTTTTATATCAAATTCTTCAGGTGCAACTCTTTGACCTTTCCAATTTGTCAATAAATCTTTGTATGGAACTTCAAAACCACTTATGTCACATATTGCTCTTGATTTGTGACCAGTTGCATATTTAGGCATGTCATACCAAATTCAACACAGTAGGCTGAACCCTCAAACTTACACCATCATTATCAGATGAAGCTGCATGATTAAATGCTCTTTCATACATTTCATTTAATAATTGAAATTTTTCTGGTGCATATTTCATAGATAATTTAGAAGCCAAACCTGCACAAATACAATCACTCCAACGATAAGGTATATCTGCATCTTGATTAGAAGCC